CTCAACTTACTTTTGCAGCTCTTCAAGACAATAATTTTAATCGAGCCAAATCTAATATCAAATTAATTGAATCTGGTGCTTTAGGTATCCCTTGTGTGTGCCCCGATATGGTAACATACAACAAAGAAGCTATCCTAAAATATAAAACTGGAGATGAATTTATTGATCAAATTAAATACGCTTTGAAGGATCAAACTCGATACGCAGATCTTTGTAAAAAATCAAAAGCAATAGCAGACAAATATTGGTTGGAAGACGAAAAAAATCTAGGAAAACATTACGAAGCTTATTTTACACCTTTCGGATCTACTGAAAGAAAATATCTTAAAGAATGTAATCTTTAATGCTTGAATGATGGTTTTTTTCTTATAAGATTATTGGGTGTATAGAAACGCTTTTTATAATCCACTAGAAGGTACAGTCTTTTTAAGAACTTGGTCTGATGAGGGTCAACGAATAGAGACCGAAATACCATTCACGCCATTTCTTTATACAGAAAGAGAAAATGCTAGTGATGCTTTATCTATTTTTAAAACACCTTTAAAAAAACATTACTTTAAAAATTCTTTTGAAAGAAATAAATTTGTAAAAGAAACAAACACTAAAAGAATTTTTGGCAATTTTCCTGTAGAACAACAATTTCTTATTGAAAAATACAAAGATCAAATCCACGAAAAAGATTTTAGTAAGTTCCCTCTTAAAATTTATTTTTTAGATATTGAGGTCCATTGTCCAGATTTCTTTCCTGAACCTAAAGAAGCCAGGGCAGCGGTTAATCTAATTACCATTTACGATACACTTAAAGATCATACATATACTTGGGGTTTGAATAATGAGTATTACCCTAAAGAAAAAAACATAACTTATTTTAAATGTAAAACAGAAGAAGATCTGTTTGTAAGTTTTGTAGATCATTGGAAGAACGACCCAACAGATATTGTCAGTGGATGGAACAGTGAACGGTTTGATATGCCTTATATTATTAATAGGGCGACCAAGATAATTGGCATAGATTTTATTAAACAACTCTCCCCTGTAAGAAATTTACATTTTAGAGAATTTCGTGATCGCTATGGTCAAATGGCCGGCAAGTGGACTATTAGTGGCGTCAGTTCATTAGACTATATGGAACTCTATAAAGTTTATAGTTTCGGTGATAGAGAATCTTATTCTTTGAATTATATTGCCGAGTATGAACTTAAAGAAGGTAAGCTGGCTTACAATGCAACAAATTTAGCCAATTTAGCTAATGAAAATTGGGATCAGTTTGTTGAATATAATATTCAAGACGTAGATCTTTTGAGGAAATTAGAAAATAAATTAAATTTTCTTAAAATTGTTCGAATGCTTTCATACAAAGGATGTACAAACTTTGAAGCAGCTTTAGGTAAGATTGGTATTTTGTCTGGTGCAGTTGCAATTCAAGCTTACAAAGATGGACAGATTATCCCTACCTTTAAAAATGAAAGTGAAATGGATTCTTTAGAAGGAGGTTATGTCAGAGAACCAGAAAGAGGGTTGAAAGAATCTATCGTCAGTTTTGACGTCAATTCTCTATATCCAAATACCATCATCACACTTAATATCTCACCAGAAACTAAATTGGGTAAAATTATTACAGGTGACTGGAAAAAGGATAAAGAAATAGAAATTAAATTAGTAAATGGAAAAATTAATAAAGTAGGAATAGAAAAATTTAAAAAATTTATTGTAGATGAAAAAATATCTATTTCTAAAGCAGGAGTTCTCTATACTCAAAAGTTTAAAGGAGTTTTACCTACACTCATTAACCGAGTTTATGGCGAACGTGTGGAATCTAAAAGGGCAATGAATTCTGCCAAAAAAACTTTAGTAAAGGTAGAAAAAGAATTATCCAAAAATAAAACCACAGAATTACAAAAACAGAAAAAAGAATTAGAAGCAGAAGTCATTTATTATAATGTTTTGCAAAGTGTATTGAAATTAACTTTGAATTCCATTTATGGAATTATGGCTAACAAATATTCGCCACTTGTTGATATTGATAATGCTTCTTCTATTACGTTGACTGGACAGATGGTAGCTAAAACCGGCTCTGAAATTCTTCAAAGAAGAGCACAACAAAAATACAATATTTCCGAGTCCATAGACATTTATAATGACACCGACTCGGCTTATGTCACCATCCAACCCATTTTAAATAAAACACAAATTAAACTAGCAGAAAATAATGTTGTAACTAATGAAGCTCACGAAGTAGTGAATGATTTGGAAAAATATGTCAATGAAGAAATATTAAATTGGGCTAGGACAGAATTAAATTCCATTGATCCGCGATTTGAATTTAAAAGAGAAGCCATTGCAGATGTAGGAACTTTTCTGCAAAAGAAAAGGTATATTCTTCATGTTTTAGATGAAGAAGGAGTCGCTTGTAATAAATTCAAATATGTTGGGGTTGAAGTTGCTAGATCAACCACACCGAAAGAAGTAAAAGAGTTTATCAAGAAGACTATTGAAACAGCGTTTTTGACAAAAGATGTTAAGAAATCTAATGATGTTTTTAGAGAAGCTTATGAAAAGTTTAAATCATTAGATGTTAAAGAAGCGGCATTTAGAAAATCAGTAAAAGATTACGAGAAATATTCTTCTAAAGCTTCTTTGAATAAATTTGAAAAAGGTACACCATGTCATGTAAAAGCTGCCATCGCACATAATCTTCTTTTACAAGAGCATAAAATTCTTTCAAAATATGAAACCATTAAATCCGGTCAAAAAATCAAATACTTTTATGCTTCAAAAAATCCTTACAATCTAGATGCGATTGCATTTATTAATGAGTACCCAAAAGAATTCAGTAATATTAAAATTGATTACGATAAAATGTTTGACAAAATTGTAGTGCCTCCAATTGAAAACGTATATGATGCTATTGGATGGAGATTGCCTAAAATGGGCAAAGAGGTTCAAACAGATTTATTTGACTTATTTGGAGAATAGCAGATAATACCAGACATGATTTTATCTCACGAAACACCTATTTCTTTGTTGGAAGAATCATTATCTTATAATGATTACGATTACGCATTAGTACACTTATTGCCAACCCACAAACGTTATAAAGACTTTTATTTTCATTGTTCACAAAAAGGACGCCATGTTCTTTTAGATAATTCTCTTTTTGAATTAGGAGAATCATACGATCCAGAAGAATTTGCTTATTGGATAAAAGAACTTCAACCTACAGAATATATCATTCCTGATGTCTTTAATGACAAAGATGGAACTATTGCTAGTTATGAAAATTTTATCTCCAAATATTCTAATCTGCCTGGTAAAAAAATTGCAGTAATTCACGGTAAGACATATGATGAATTTAAAGAATGTTATGATTTTTTTGAAGATAAAGTAGATAAAATAGCATTTAATTTTGTTGATGATTATTTTAAAAAGTCTTATGATGATGAATGTTTAGTTAGTAGATTGAAAGTACCGACTTATTGGAATTCTATTCCTGAAAATGAATGGAAAAAATATGCTTTGGGTAGAGCTATGTTAGTGTCTCGAATGATTGAAGATAGCACAATGAATGTTTATAAAAAACACCATCTCTTAGGCGCTACTCTTCCGAGAGAATTTAGTTTGTATATTGAAAATGGCATTTCAGAATATATTACTTCTATCGATACTTCTAACCCTATCGTAGCAGGTCTTTTAAATAAACGTTATGAAGAAAATTATGGACTTCAAGAAAAATGGTCAGTCAAATTGGTAGACTTTATAGAAACGGAACCCAATATTAACCAATTAAAAGATATTTTTTATAACGTAGGAATGTTTAAAAAATATATTGAAAAAACAACAAAATTGAATATTATTTAAATATGAAAATAGCTATATCAGGTGCGCACTGTACGGGGAAGACAACATTAGTCAATGCTTTAAAAGAGTCTGGAAAATATGACGATTTTATTTTTAGAAGTAATCTTTTAAGGGGATTAAAAGAAATGGGCATTTCTATTAATGAAATGGGTAACACTACCACACAAATGTATGTGATGACTAAATTTTATGAATTTCTTCATACACCAGGAAATGCTATTCTAGATCGATGTGCTTTAGATGGTATGGCTTACACTATGTATTTTTATCCTGAGATGACAGAAAACATGCAATTTGTCTTTGAAAACCTATTTCAAGAAATGGTTTTTAAATATGATGCTATTTGTTATGTAGTACCTGAATTGCCTCTAATTGATGATGGTGTAAGATCAGTAAATAAAAATTTTTATAATCAAGTAATTCAAAATTTTGAAATTTTAATCAGTGAGTTTAATGTACCCGTTCATCGTATTTCAGGTTCTGTGGAAAAACGTGTAAAACAGGTCAATAAAATTATCAACTCTCTTAAAAAAGCAG